CAATATTTCGGCGTGGCCCAACGCCGACGTCGTGTGTTCGTTGTCGCAAGTGCTAGAAACGACTTCGATCCCGCAGCGGTTCTTTTTGAGTTCGATGGCGTGCGCAGGGATATTGCGCCGAGCAGAGAAGCGAGGCAAGAAGTTGCCGAAAGCGCTGGAGCAAGCGCTACTTTTAGTTGCGCAGGAATCGGAGCCTACACAGAAGACAACGCCGCAGCCACATTGCTGAAATCAGGACAAGACCTTGGCAATGGCTGTGAGGCGTTGGTAAGTCAAACTGTGCAAACACTTCGGTGTAGAAGGCCCGGTGAAGGTGGTATGTCTGGTGATGATGAGCATTTAATTCCCATGATTTCTCCAGCGCTCAACACCCAAAGTGGGGCTAACCACGCTCCAGACACAAAAGCTTACCTTGTGCAATCAATCAGTTACGGCATCCGCACTGCCAACACAAGCAGCAATGGATGGGGCATTCAAGAGGAAGTCACCCACACGCTTGATTGCGCCCAAGGTGTTGCGGTGGCTTTTGGTTTTGACGCTTACAACCAAACAATTCAAGGCCAAGTAAATCAACCCTTGCGTGTTTCATCTGCGCCCGGACAAGTTGATGCTGTAGGAGGCATTGTGCAAGGCATGGTTGTGCGCCGCCTGACACCAGTGGAATGCGAGCGCTTGCAAGGCTTTCCCGATGGCTACACCAATATACCTTGGCGTAAGAAAGATGAGTCCCCTGATGGGCCGCGGTACAAGGCGTTAGGCAACTCTTGGGCTGTTCCGGTAGTTCATTGGATTGGCAAAAGAATTCAAGCACAATTAGAGAAATGAAACCCCAGAAAAGAGAAAAAGCTGTACCCACAGAAAGACTCGCACCATCAAATATCACAATCAGCCCCGAAACTGTTGAGCATATGAAAAATTGCGAAGCTAGAGAGTGGATTGCAAGGTACAGAAATAAGCAAAAAGAAGTCGGTAAAGTAGCGGCACTAACGTGGTGGCACGGCACCATTGCCGACATAGCCAAGCGGCGTGGACAGAAAGGCGCCGATGATTTAAAACAACGTATGAACAGGATTCAAAATGAGAAGAGCGGCAAGGGTTGACGCAAACCAAGACCAAATCGTTAGCGCATTACGGGCAGCTGGCGCCTACGTATGGATCATTGGCCTGCCAGTTGACCTGCTGGTCGGTTACAAGGGTCACACTTTTTTGGTAGAAGTGAAGGATGGCCCTAAAAAGCGTTTAACGGACCTACAGTCTGATTTTTTTGAGAAGTGGGTTGGTGGCACCCTGTGCAGGATCGACTGCGCAGAAGCCGCTTTGAGAATGATTGGCGTACTTAAAGAAAGGAAAGAGGAAAGAGAATGAGCTATGAACGAGACCCGCACAAGGCGGTTGATCACATCCTGTCGTACAGGCACTTGTATGCAAAGGCTAGGGCGGAGCGCTCCTACATCGAGCAGTTTCGCAAGAGCCTCAAGGCAATCTTGATGAAGAAGAGTGGCGAGACCACTATAGGTGCGCAGGAGCGAGAGGCCTACGCCCACCCAGAGATGACCCAACTACTTGACGGGCTAAGGGCCGCAGTTGAGGAGGAGGAGCGCCTTAAGTGGGAGATGACCGCGGCCGAGCTGAGGGTAGAAATTTGGAGAACAGAGCAAGCAAACAACCGAGTGGAAGGACGAGTTACTTTATGAAAACGCAGAAAAAATTTCAAATTGTTGGAGAGATCAAGCGAGCGACAGTGGAGCCGCTGACATTTTCCACACCGTGGGGTCGTGCATGGACCAGAGGCGCCGATGTGATGGGTACGTGGAAGCGTTACGGCTTCGTGCCCCCATCAGAGGTGCGCGACGACTGGTATTTTAAGATTAACCGTGAGGGAGGTAAAGTTGAAAACCGCTGAAGATGAAGCTTTCGAGAAAATTGAGGAGCTTGCCCAAAAGCGAGAGAGTAAAGACCCCGTTGAGAGAGCTTTCGCAGAGTGGCCGCACAGCCACAGGCCAGAGCAGTACTTTGTACAAAGGGAGGCGTTCCATGCTGGATGGTTGGCCGCCAAGCGAGGCGCCAATTGAAGACCTGCCAAGTGTGTCGTACAAGGCCAGCCGTGAAGCAGGCGTTGACTAGCAATGGCCGCAAGATGTGGCGCTGCATCACCTGTTATGAACTTAAAGATCGCAACGAAAAGAGAAGCAAATGACTGAAAAGATGAAAATTGTTTTTGCCGAAGGGTGCTTTGATGACTTCGACGGCACCGAGGAGGAGCTGGCCGAAATAATCGCCGACCTTCAGACCATGGTGGACGACGGCACCTTGCTGGAGAACAGCGAGAGGCTTACGCCTGAGGAGGAGGACGATCTTATTGAGATGCTTAAGTCAAAGGCTCCGCGGCAATGACAACACTCAAAGAGAAAAAGCATATGTCCAAGGTGGCCGAGCTCGGCTGTGCAGTTTGTAGAAGAATGGGTTACGAAGGAACTCCTGCAGAGCTGCACCACCCACGCAAGCTTGCAGGGGGCTGGGGGCGATCTAGCCACATGAGCGTGATACCCTTGTGCCCTGAGCACCATAGAGGAAATACTGGTGTGCATGGCCTCGGGACCAAAGGTTTCGAGAAATATTACGGGTATGATGAGGCTGCTCTCCTGAAGGATACACTTAGCCTGATTGAAGAACCCTATCGGGAAGAGCAAGAAGATTAAAATTTAGTTGAGAAAGTCTGTTGTATTGTTTAATTTGGGCTTATACTTACATCACTGACCAAGCAATGGTTGCAAGGCAGAACACAGAGAAGGAAAGCGAAATGAACAACGACATCAATTTCACATCAGTAGACACTCTGGGCTCACTCTTGGCCCAGATCGCTGACTTGACCAAACAAGCAGAAGCAATCAAGGACTCCATCAAAGAGTCTGCCAGCGCAGGCGGCGCTAAAGTCGTAGAGGGCGCCATCTTCAAGGCTACCTACATCGAGTCCAACCGTTCTGTGTTCGACAAGGACGCCTTCATCAAAGAATTCGGTGCAGACGCCTACGCTAAGTTTACGAAAACCACAGAGGTTTTCAGCGTCAAAGTTACATCACGTTAATTAACGGGGCTTCGGCCCCTATTAGGAGAACACCATGAAGCGATACACCACAACATACAGCAACGGCCATACAGAAGAAACTAGTCAATGGAATGAGGCCAGCCAATGGGTTAACTACGACGATGAGCAGAAATTCTTTTTGTCTGGTAAGCCAGTGACTTCTGTTGAGTTCTATGCGGCAGTTCAACAGGCCCGAGAGGCGGCTTTTGACAAAAAGAACAAGACACACAAACAAGTGCACGTTTTGTACGGCTCAAGCGTGGCTTGCTACGTAACCAAGTGGATTCCACGATAACCAAACCCACGGGGCTTAGGCCCCATAACCTAAACGAAAGCGAATCATGTCAGAAGAAATCGAAACAATCATCTACACCGAAGAGCAAGTGCGCATCAGCGTTGACCAGTGGGACAACGGCGGCGTCTGGCTATCTTTACAGGCGCGCAGTGCAAGCATGCACACCACATTGACTCGAGCTGAGGCGGAGCAGATGCTCAAGGGGCTGCAGGCCGTGTTAGGTGTAGAGGTGGCAGCATGAGCAAAGCATTCATGCGCGGCGTTATCCACCTTGTATGCCTTGCGCTACTGGGCATTATGTTGGCCTCAAAGTACTACTGCGCTAAGGAAGGCATCACCTCCGGTCCTATATTTTTGGATTGGGAGTCGATGGCCACCGTGCTATTTGGCCTGATTGGAGTGCAGCTACTTATGAAAATTGACCCAACCTACAGAGACTGATACAGGAGTTTAAAAAATGAAAAGCCCTTACTTAAAAGCGTGCAAAGAGTTACAAAAGATAGGCGTTCCTGTTTACGTACGCGATGACATGGACGGTCGGTTCCAAATCAGCGCCGAGGACCCAGACTCTTACAAATGGGCGGACTACTACAGCGCAAACAATAATTGGATTTTTGGGGTAAACCCCAAGATCGACAATGTCCTGAGGAAGTTTGGGCTGTACTCAGAGTGGATCAACCCCGGTGAGCTTGGCGTTTACAGGATATAAAGCCACACAAAAAATATTTTTGCTGAAGTGTGCACAACCCACTTGTTTAATATACAATTACAGGCATGCACTGAACGGTTCGGTGCTACAACAGAGAAGGAAAGCGAAATGGACAAGATGGAACACGGTTACATAATTGCAGCTAACGCACTGCGCGCGATCAACGCACTGGACGCCACTCAGATCACTGAGGACGCCGCGGCCGCAATCATCGCAGCGCTAACCGCCAAGCTGACACGCAGCCCGATGGCTCATCAGGACCACATTGTGGCGGCCGTAGAGTCACTGGACTACGCTCACGAGTACTTAGTAACGCAAGAGGTTTGAAATGACTAAGGATGAAGTCAAAGCATTGGCAAGGTACTGCGGCGTCATCGAGGACGAGTGCGGCCTCAAGGTAAGGTGGGACGACCTCGAGCGCTTCGCTCACGTCCTAATCGCCGGAGAGCGCGACGCATGCGCAAGAATGGTAGAGGGCGTTGTAAGAGCTATAAGGAGCAGGTCCGTTGAGCCGCCGAATCATTGAAGGGATACTCGACCAGCTCATGGTAGGGCTGGTATCAGTAAGCCTGCTCATGCTCATATGCTACAGGCCAGACTTATGGAAACCATAACGGTTTTCGCATTAGCGCAGCGCCGAAAGGTTTGATACACTCGCGACAATCAAACCATCAGGACGGCGTATGTCAGAAGTAAAAAAGAAAATGGGAGCACCGAAAGGGTCAGGCTCCAAGTACACAGAAGAGATTGCAGACAGGATATGCAAGGCAGTATCATGCGGCGTGCCACTGCGTCAAGTATGCAGGGAGGAGCAGATAAGCTGGAGCACGGTGTACGATTGGTGTAATGCTCACCCTGAGTTTGCCCCACGCCTCGCACACGCGCGCGACCTTGGCTTTGATGCGATTGCGGAGGAGGCGCTGGACATCTCCAACTCACCAGTGACTGGCCTCAAGAAGGTGTTCTCTCAGGGCGGTGATAAGGAGATCATTACCGTGACTGAGGAGGACATGCTTGGCCACCGCAAGCTTCAGATTGAGACCCGGCTCAAACTGCTTGCTTGCTGGAACCCCAAGAAGTACGGCAATAAGGTGGCTCTGGGTGGCGACGCAGACAACCCCATCAAGGTAGAGGCAGAGGTGCAGGCGCAGCAGCTGCTGGATGCCCTGCTTAAGAACGTAGAGCTGACCAAGCAGGCTAATGGCTGACATAGCCGCCCTGCTCGAGGACCCGCAGGTAAGGCAAAGCCTCGAGGCCGTATCGCCTGAGTATCGACTGGCATGGGCGTGGAGGATGACGTGGCTCAGTAAGCAGCACGCGCATCAGACGCTGCCAGCGGGGGATTGGTGGAGCATATGGCTCCTGCTTGCTGGCCGCGGAGCTGGTAAGACTAGGACGGCCGCGGAGCAGATCGCATGGTGGGCCTACACCGAGCCCGGCACCCGATGGTTGGTGGCCGCTCCCACTTCGGCAGACGTGAGGGCAACCGCCTTCGAGGGTGACTCAGGCCTGCTCTCGGTGGTGCCTAAGGCGTTGATCGCCGACTACAACAAGCAACACCATGAGCTGAGGCTGTACAACGGCTCCCTCATTAAGGGCATTCCTGCATCGGAGCCTGAGCGCTTCAGGGGTCCGCAGTTCCATGGCGGCTGGTGCGACGAGCTCGCAGCGTGGGACTACTTACAGGAAGCGTGGGATCAGATACAGTTCGGCATGCGACTGGGGCAGCGCACCCGCATGATATGCACCACCACACCCAGACCCAAGGACCTCATCATCGAGCTCATTGGCCGCGAGGGTGACGACGTGGTGCTCACCACCGCCTCGACCTACACCAACCTCGGCAACTTGTCCGAAAACTTCAGGAAGCAAATTCTGCAGTACGAGGGCACCACGCTGGGGAGGCAGGAGATTTACGCCGAGATCATCGACCCCGAAGAGGGCGGTATCGTTAAGCGCGACATGTTCAAGTTGTGGCCAGCTGGCAAGCCCTTCCCCAAGTTCGAGTACATCATCCAGTCCTACGACGTGGCCACCAGCGAAAAGGTGCAGAACGACCCCACGGCCTGCATCACCTTCGGCGTGTTTAAGCCGCTGGACGGCCCTATGTCGGCTATGGTGATCGACTGCTGGCAGGAGCGCATGCAGTACCCCGACCTGCGCCCCAAGGTGCTGGAGGAGTACGAGACCGTCTTCGGTGAGGGCAAGGACCGCAAGAGGGTGGACCTGCTGCTGATCGAGGATAAGAGCGCTGGCATCTCCCTCATCCAAGACCTACAGCGTGCGCACCTCCCTGTGCGGGCGTACAACCCCGGCCGCGCCGACAAGCTGCAGCGCCTCAACATTGTCTCCAACATCATTGCCCGCGGTAGGGTGTGGATACCTGAGAGCGATCGACGCAAGGGCTACGTTAAGGACTGGGCCGAGGGGTTCGTGAGCCAGATATGCTCCTTCCCCGAAACCACCCACGACGACTTAGTGGACGCATGCACTCAGGCGCTGCGTTACCTGCGCGACTCAGGGTGGCTGGACATCGATCCCCCACCGCGGGAGGACTGGGACGAGGACGACTACGCCGACACTGGACGAGTAAGAAGGGTCAACCCCTATGCAATCTGATGAGACTGTGATACAATCGCGTTGTCTAGAGTGGCATCTGGGCGATAACGCTAATTGTGAACCCCGCAGGATATTGTGTGGTCTTGCCAGACGGCAAGCGAGATTTTTGATTAGCGTCAATCGTCTTGCTGTTGCTCTCGCCAAGAGCCAAGACCACAGAGCATCTTGCGGGGTTTTTGCTTTTGGACTACGCAATGCGGTACGTCGGTGGTTGCGTGTGAGATACCCTGCTGCACGAGCAAGCCAAGGCAGGGACGGTGGGCGAAATCCAAGAGCCGGGTGGTTGAAAAAGTCTAGGATAACGCAGCGACGGCTGGCTCCATACGAGGGACAGTTAAAGCGTAGAGCGAACTTTGATCTTGATCACGGTAAGGCTACGCTTTGCTCAAGCATTCACCACCGAGGGAGTAAAAGTGCAGATCACAAGAGAGTGGATAGATCAAATCAGCGACGAGCAGGGTTTGACCAAAGGGCAGCAGAACCTACTTGGCATCTGGTGCAAGGAGCATCCTTATGTCGGCAAGTTAATACCCGATCAGGTGGCGCGCTTCCTAGAGCATTGCCGTGGATACCGCGAGATACCGCAGTCTGTCAAAGACTTCAAGGGCTGGGTATAACTCAAAGAGAATCGATGGTATTGGACTTGACAGGCCATAGGGTTTATGATGCAGGGGTATACGACAAAGGAACCCATCATGGCTGATGAGACCAAGCCCCGCAAAACCGTTGCCTTAAAACACATGGATGACAAGTTGGAAACCCAATCGGTTCCTAAGAAGCAGTCACTCAAGGAGTGGGCCATGGCTGGTGGTGGCGTTCCCGTGCAGTACAAAGGTCGTGAGCACGTATGGCACAAGCAGGTGCAGAAGTACGCAGCTGGTGGTGAGGTGTACAACACCGTGCCTGACATGAGCGACGGTGGCCAGATCAATGAAGGCCCAGCCTTTGCTCGAGGCGGTGATGTCCAAGCGGAAGACGGCGGCGCAGCGTTTGGCGTGTTCCCGCAGATGAAACCTAAGCGCAGCAAGCAAGACCCAGAGGCGGCAAAGAACGTGCCGCTCGACTTCTTGCGTGGTCGTATTGCTGGCACGCTAGGTATGCCCGGCGACATCGAGTCGCTGATTCGCATGCTGCCCGGACTTGACGAGCGCACCTACCTCCCCACGTCTGAGGATATTGAGCAGCGTCTCCCCTTCCGCTCAGACGCCCCTGTATCTCGTGCTGCCGCTGGCTTAGGTAGCCTGACCGCCAATCCAATGGACTTGGTTCGTGCTGGCAAGGTTGCTGGCAAGGCTGCTCAATCTGCAAAGCCCGTGGTTGGTAAGGCACTAGAAGACTACATGTTCAAGCAAGGGCTGGCCATGCCAGTTGTTAAACCTACTGGCGGCAATTGGTTAACTGGTGACGTTGAAAATCAAATTAAAAAGTTGCAAATGGGCGACACAATGTCCCCAGAATATTATGCTGACCGAGCTAAATATCTTGCTGAAGCAAAAGCTAAAGGTGACACTCGCGCCATTAATGCGATTAATGCTGACGTAGAGACCTCTAAACGCAATGATGCTTTAAACAAGTGGATGGAATCAAATCTAACCAACTACGTTAAAAAGCAAATGGCAACGCCTGACGATCCTGTTCGTAAGCTTGCTGAAGAAGGCATATTGCATATGGCGCCTTATGGTGAGCAAGGCGTTGTTTCTTCAAGATTAATGAATAAGCGAATTGGTTTGGGTCAAAACCCACTTGGTTTAGGACGTAGTGATGCCGCTAGATTCTGGGAGCGCATGAGCGACATATCTGTTGATGCATATCCCGCAAGCTCATATAAGTATGGCGCACTAGACGAATCAATCTTGGCCAACAATCCTTGGCTTCAAAAGGTACCAGACGAAACTATGATTAACAGTGGTAAAGGTCTAACAAGGGATTTGGGATTTGATCACATTATTGATGTTTTGCGTCAAGATGTTCGTGAAGGACGCATTCGTCCCGAACAGCTTAACAAGGTCAGCATGGAGCAAGCCGTCCGGCGCACCCATGAGTTTGACCAAGAGCAAGCTCGCAAGATGGCTGAGGCGCAGATCAAAGCTACTGAAGGAATGCCTGTTTACAAAGATTATGCGGACAAAGGATACAAATGGATTGAGTTGGCGGCTCCTGACAGCAATAAGTTTGAAGAGTCAATTCGCCATCTTGAACCTAAAGAATGGCAAAAAGCCGTTGAAGAGTTTAGAGAGAATAGGCAAAAGAATTTGGAGTCAGCCCTCAAGTACGAAGGTAACACCATGGGTCACTGCGTTGGTGGTTACTGCCCTGATGTACTAGAAGGCCGCTCACGCATCTTCAGCTTGCGTGATGCTAAGGGAGAGCCTCATGTTACGGTGGAGGTTGAGCCAAATCAAAATCCTTACCCAGTAAGCGGTGAAGATTTTGCTCGGCTTCCTTCTTCCCAAAAAGCCCAGTATGGTGAATATGTAAGGCAATGGCGTCGGCGCAATCCTGATGTTGAAGAGTTGACCGATGAGCATATTGCTCAAGCCCTAAAAGAAGCTGGAGTTCCACCACGGCCAGACAGCATCGTCCAAATTAAAGGCAAGCAAAACCGCGCACCTAAAGAAGAATACCTGCCATTTGTGCAAGACTTTGTAAGGAGCGGTCAATGGTCTGATGTGGGTGATCTGCCCAATACTGGACTCATCAAAAATGATGGCAAGTATATGACGCAGGGTGAATATGATGACTACTTGTTGAACCAACTTCAACCGCCCCCCGTTGAAGGAATGAAAGTTGGTGGAGTTGTAAAAGGCATAGGGGCACTCAAACAATCTATTATGGGCGGAGGCGCGGAAGCGGCAAAAGCGGAACGAGTGGCTGCCCTGCGTCAATCTGGTTTAAGTGCGGCAGAAGCTAAGGCTCGTGTAGAGTTAGCCGAACAAGCCGCAGAAATGAAACAAGCAATTAGGGCGTCCGAGGCTTTAGCCAAGATTGAGGGCAAGCACCTAAACATCACACAAGCTGATCGCACAAAGGTTGGTAACGGGTATTTGGGCGGCCCCGGCTTCTCTGGTTTGCAGATGAAAGAAGGTCCACACAAGGATGTAGGCGCTGTTTGGGGAGTTAAGAACACTGGCACAGCCAAGACCATGCTCGGTGGATTTAATAAGCCTTTAGGGAATGAATACTTTACTACCATGATTGGTTCCCCCACCCAGCACCAATCCAATCAGATGGTGTTTGACAAGCTCTATAAAGACTTCACAGCGCAAGCCAAGAAGGGGAACCTTGATTCTGCTTTGCGCCAAAAGATTAACGACCGTTTAGCAAGTGCCGTGGACAAGGATGGAAACCCCATTTTCCCGCCAGACATTGACATCCTCAGCAATAACTTTAAAAAGCAAGCAACCACCTTTGATCAACGTGCTTTAGCGGGCAACGTGCTCGGTGGCGTGGGCGTCGGTGGAAAGAAGGGTCAGATCATTGACTACGAAAAAATTATCCGTGAAACCACTGATCCGTTTTTGCTAGACACGCCCTCCGGTGACTTGGGCTACCGCATCTGGACGCCAAGCGGCGAGGTGATTGAACGACCTGATTTGCACCCTGCTTTTCCAGCTATTGCAACTGGTGAGGATTTGGGCGTGGAATTTAAGCCTGCTGATAAAAACATTTTGCTGGCTCCGTTTCTTGAGAAGTTCAGATTGGAAAAGGGTCGGGAACCCGGCTACATGGACATGACCCGCGGTCGACCAGTGCGAGTGCAAGTTACAGAACCAATTTTGCGCAACTTGGAAGAGTCTGGCAACAAAAAAGGCGGCGCTATAGGTGCCCTATCTCAAGCAACTAGAGGCTAAACAAGGATTAAAAAATGGCAACAGAATTCCCAGTAGACCCAGAATATGGCCGCTTTGTTGACGGCCAACAACAGGAGCCACAGGAAGGGGTAGAGGTGGACATGCCTGAGATGGACGACGCCGAGCTTGAGGAGCTGCCTGACGGCTCTGTGGTGGTTACCTTAGACACCAAGGGCCCGATGGACGACGAGGACTTCTACACCAACCTTGCCGACAGCGACCACATTAGCCCGCTAGACCTGAGCAGCTTGGCCTTACGCTACATTGACCTCATTGAAAAGGATAAACAGGCCCGTAAACAGCGCGATAAACAGTACGAAGAGGGCATTAAGCGCACGGGAATGGGCAACGACGCACCCGGCGGCGCCAACTTCAACGGCGCATCTAAGGTGGTTCACCCCGTAATGGCCGAGGCCTGCATTGACTTTGCCGCTCGAGCCATCAAGGAAATGTTTCCACCTGACGGCCCAACTAAAACCAAGATTTTAGGTGACGTAACAGAGGACAAAACAGAGATTGCAGAGCGTAAGAGCGCTTATATGAACTGGCAGCTCACCGAACAGATCGAGGAATTCCGTGACGAGCAGGAGCAATTACTCACCCAGTTGCCACTTGGAGGTTCTCAATACCTAAAGCTGTGGTACGACGAGAAGAAACGCCGTCCATGCGCACAGTTTCTGCCCATAGACAATGTGCTATTGCCATACGCAGCGGCCAACTTCTACACCGCACAGCGCTTTACTGAGGTCGACGACATTTCTGACTTCGATTACAAACAAAGAGTCAACTCTGGACTGTACCGTGACACCGCTTTGATCCGTGCCACCATGGACCCAGAGATGACTGCGGCACAAAAAGCGACAAATAAGATCGAAGGGAAGTCTGAGAACGACAACGAGGACGGTTTAAGGCGCGTATATCACGTATACACGACATTAGAGCTGGAAGACGACCCCCTAACCGACGGCGAGGCCGCACCTTACATCCTAATGATTGACGATTTGTCGTCAGAAGTTATTGGCCTCTACCGCAATTGGGAAGAGGGCGACGACACCATGACGAAATTGGACTGGGTGATCGAGTTCAAATTCATTCCATGGCGTGGAGCGTATGCTGTTGGCCTGCCGCAGCTCATTGGAGGCCTCTCAGCGGCCCTTACAGGCTCTTTGCGCGCCCTGTTGGACTCTGCCCACATCAATAACGCTGCGACGCTCCTGAAGCTTAAGGGCGGCAAGATATCTGGACAGTCACAAGAGATTGAAGTGACGCAGGTTGTGGAGATTGAGGGCGCCCCCGGCGTGGATGACGTGCGCAAGATTGCCATGCCGATGCCTTTTAACGGTCCATCGCCCGTACTTTTCGAGCTTTTGAGCTGGTTAACCAATGCGGCCAAGGGTGTTATCACCACCGCGGAGGAAAAAATAGCCGACGTCAACAGCAACACGCCTGTTGGCACGACTCAAGCGCTAATTGAGCAGGGCGCCGCTGTTTTTTCATCCATTCACGCCCGTTTGCATGAATCTCAGGGGCGAGTACTCAAGGTTTTGAGCCGAATCAACCGCTGGTATCTTGATGATATGCAGCGCGGTGAAGTTGTAGAGGATTTAGACATCAAGCGCGAGGATTTTGCTCGCATAACAGACGTTATTCCAGTCTCTGACCCGCATATTTTCAGCGAAACC